CATCTCGGGCCGAGCAACTTTATTAGGATTGTACTCATTCGACATTACATCTTTAGCTGATACAAGTTTAGTATCTAAACACGGGAATTTTATCCTATGCTCAACCGCCCGTCGTGTTTTACGATCTATTCCAAGTTCTTTACGTTTCTTTGAAATAGTATTACGCCCAAATCCATATTTTTCAGCTATCTGTTGATCCGTCATGCCAGAGTCAAACATCTCCCTCAAAACACCATCCGACGGCATCTTCCGTATAGATGTATGAGATACCTGTTTACCCTCCTTAATACGAGTTCTAATAGTCTCTATATATTGGTCTTTTGCGTCTCTAATAAAAAGATTTTCTGCTATTTTTGATTGTATATCTTTATTACCTGAAAACGAAACCGACCGCTGTGCCCTTTTACAAAAAATTACATGCCGATCTGCTATCAAACTTTTATCAGATAGCTTCGGGCATTCGCCTGGATAAAGTTTATAACGCATTGATGGGATTATGTGGTCGGAAATTAGCGAAATAAATTTATCCCGACTCTCTGAAAATATGTAGATATTATGGTAACCTTTCTTTATATCGTGGTTTTGGAATGTCGCTTCCAAACCAAACTTTTCTCTTAGAGCTGATATAAGATATTGCCCTTCAATATCACTAATTATTCCAACACATAAATAAAAACCATATTCATCATACTTACCATCATCCATATACCAGTATGCGAGCGCTTTCGGTCCTATCTCCTGGGCAGCTTCTCTGGTTATATATTTCTTTTTATTACTATTGGGGTAAAAAATCTTAAAGTATTGCTCCAAAACAGGATGGCAATGAGTCCGTAATTCAACTGCATTTCCATGCTTATGCTCCCTAAAAGAAATGTTGCTTACAAATGATGAAATATACTCCGCAACATCATAGAAATAATCCATCTGATTAAGGCCATGTGCTAGTCGATAACTTGAGCCTACCATTGAGGCATCTCCAAGTAAAGTTCCTATCAATACCTGATGTATATCCTCGTTTATCCGAGGATCAAGAACTCGCGTGTCATTGACGGTATTACGGTATGAGATACCTAAAGTCCGGATAATATGGAGCATTTGATGCTTTTTTAGATCATAAATTCGACCTAATTCTCCTATATTGATCGATCCCTCATGTAGCTGCTGCTCCAACTCCAGTTTAGAATAAATTCCATATTTATTTCTTAAGATCAAATCCGATCCTCTATTCTCTAATAAAAAAGAGGGCATTAATTCTCCTTCATTGCTTTGTAATTATCAATATAATTCAGGGCATAAAATAATTCAGGGCATAAAAAAAGGGTTGGCTAAAAAGCCAACCCTTTTTATCTTAGAGCCGTTTAGACTGTAACGCTATGATTTAGCGAGCAATCTTAATACGGCAAATCGCCAACGGATTGTGGCAACCGATACCAAGATTCTCGAAACACGAGAACCCAATGCGACGCGCTCTGGGATCATCAGCCGAGAGAACGGTCAATTCGGTGCGCACAGGAATGCGTCCGAAGAACTCAGGCTCTGCACAAACGTACACATAGCCTGGGTCGACCTTCCTGGTAACGATGATCTGGGCACCCCAAACAGTAGCCATCAGACCAGTCTTCAATAGAGTCGCCTGACTCTCAATATCAAGGACATCACGTCCCCATTTGCGCAGATCAGCATAGTCGAGCGCATTCATGAAAATGCGAGCAACACGCAGATCATGGGTCTCAATGCGAGCGAATGCATCGATCAAATCAGCAGGTTTCAGCGGAGCTGTAGCGTTGACCTGTGCATTCACATACGCACTATCGAGATTGTCAAAACCAACCGTTGCAACGGCGTCCATGACGTCAAAAGCGCGAGCATCCTCAGCAGCCTGGATCTGAGCTTTCGCAAGATCCTGAGCCCTTTCTATGAGGTCGAATCTACGCTCCTTGACCTGCGTGAGGGGGATCTCCGGATTCGAGGCAATCTCGAACAGAGGGAAGATAACCCTACGAGGTTTTGTGATAGCGAGAATGTTCTCGCCTTCTTCACCAACCACAAACGCGGTGACGTTTGGGTCTTTGTCATAAATCGGAAGAGCACCGTCAGGGAGCTGCTCAACCAGGAAAGCCTTGCGAGCTACTGACGTGTAATCTCTCCGCAAACGGAGAGGCTGGATCCACTATGTTACTACCGTTCAAAACGGCGGATGAGTCTCTCAACTCACCTCTCATAATTACTTATGAGTTCAGACTGTATCACCACTGGAAATAAATCCAGTGCCCGGCGTACCTAGAGAAATTGCTTTCTCTAGGCGGGTGTTATCGCCATATTCCGAAGAACGTAGGCTTCCCCCAGTCGTTGAACCTTCCAAGACGTTTCCGTCAAGGCTTGGCTGCTGATTGTCCTTAGAACGATAACGGAAAGGTATCTGCTGATTATGATTCCGTTATTTTTCATTTCATTTCGTCTTCAGGATGTTCCAGCAATTTACCGAGTTTATCGTCCACCATCCAGAATTTAATTAATGGACGCTGCCAACTTCGCACGACCAGCGGCAGTCTTGAGGTAATCCCCAATCAACTGCTGTTTCAGTTCATTAGAAATCTCGGCCATTGTAGGACCTCCTGTTAGTTTTTTAGATACCCAATTTCATGATTATAATTCCAGTATATCCAGCGGAAAAACCACTTAGATACGGAGCTGGACAACCATGAACGGATCGCTTGTACTCGGAGCTGTCAGGACAACGCCGATAATTGTGTCGTCCGGACTACCAATACTCTCTGCGGTCGGAGTCAGGTTGATCAACAGACCATTTGCTGACGAATACAGATAATCACCAGGCGAATACGTAATCGCAGCGCCTGCGGCGTTAGCTGTTTCGTACAGATCAGTTGCGAACACTGCACCAGCACCGGAGAGATACGGAACCTTACCGGAACCAACACCACTCATGGACTCGTAAGGATAACCAACTGCATTGTTTTCCGCAATACCGACTGGTGTGTTAGCACCGGTGGCCGCGACAATAGTTCCACTGGTTGTTCCCACCGAAACAATCATACCTGCCAGGATACCCTTAGGGGTGCTGGAGCTTAGGCGAGTGTTCGCCGCAGCCTGCGTCGAATTCGGCGCAGAGGCATAGTTGTCCTGGGTGAGGCCAGCATCAGTCAGTCTCCCCAAGGTGTTCAGAACGACCCTGTAGAGAATGTTCATCCCTCTGTCAGGGACAATTCCAGAAGCTTCGCCTATCATGTAGGACCTCCTGTTTGTTGTTAAAAACCCAATCCCTTACGGGCGGGTAGACCCAATACTTTATTTATCTCATCTCTATCTTCGTTGCAATCAGCGTTTCTACTCTTTACGAGTAGAAACGCTAAATTAAACAGATCGACTTATTGGAAATGCTTGGACACATCCGGCGGTGCCGACCAGACGCTTGAGAGATCATCATTGGATCCGCTCGAAGCCTGCTTCTTAACCATTCCGGAAAGAGTCTTAGCACCCTGTTTCTTTTCAGAAGCAGTTACGCTGGAGAAAATGTCGTCAAGAAGATTGTCTCCAGCAGACTTTTCCGTTTCCTTATCCTCTTTATCTTCTTCCTCTTCTTCCTCTTCTTCTTTATCAGCAGCCGATTTTTCGTCCGAATGTTCTTCCTCTATGTCGCCCTCTTCCTGGGGTTGACGGCCGCGCTTAGTCTCCGGGTCTTCTTCATTACCCGCAGACTTTTCTTCAGACTCTTCATCTTCATCATCGTCTTCAGAGTCACCGGCTGCCGCCTTTTCCAATTTCAGAAGCTCAGCTTCGGCAGCTTCTTTCTTTTTACGCGCGGCGTCCATCTTTTCCTTCCACGCCTTTTTTTCTTCTGCGCTCATGCCACCAGCTTCTTTTTCTTCCCCATCGTCATCTTCGTCTGCATCATCTGAAGCATCAGAAGCACTCTTAGAAATACTGTTGGCAAGCTCTTCCTGACGACCAAGAAGTGCATCAACCATGTTATCCGGAAGATGCATAAGATCCGCAGCCTGACACTCGATTACGCTGTCCTCTGCTCCAGGAAGAATACGCTGAGAAGCAACAATGCACTTGACAGCTCTCTCTTCCAACTTACGAGCAGTCTGAACAGCCTCTGCGGCCATCTTAGCTGTGATCTTTGGATGATTAGTTTCAAGGCGTTCGTCCTTCTTCCAAAGATCGTCTTTGTTGACGCCTTCAGCCCAGGCTTCAGGATCGCCTTTCTGGTACTCGTCATAATCAGGATCGTTCTTTTCATGTGCAGGATTGTTGACCTGGTACGGATCATTCATGATCCCGCTGCCCTTGTCTCCTGCGACGTCCGCTGCGACCTTATCGGTCAATCTCTTCCTCATGAAAGGCCTCCTGTCGAATCATATTTGCAGCGAGTTTTTTAAACTCAATCGATACATCCAAAACCAAGGAAGTACGATTTTTATTTCACATTTCGATGGATATTAATAGATTATCAAACTTTTTTTATTACTATTCGAACGCGGAGAGAATTTTAGCCCATTTAAGCAATTTTCTTCCGTGTATCACATCAGGTTTTCGTCCTGTTTCTATGATAATTTCAGTAAAAAGCCTTTGAGGCTGTATATTAGCAGTTTTTATGCGAGATATTGCTTTAACCATATCTATCCCTACAGGTGAATCAGATAAAGCCTGATCCGAGAAAGAAAGCAAAGCTAATACATCATCCCTGCTGTATCCGTATTTTCTGAATGCTTTCCAATCATTCAAATTCGAAAGAATCATTAACCCATTAACAAGCTTTGGATTACCTTGTTCTTTCGCCGCTTTTAATATCCTCTGAACATTGTCACTAGCTTCTCGGACAAGACTCTCCCTGGATTCATTTGACATCTCAGTAGGTCTGCCTTCTTCTTTTGTCCGTTCTTTTACTTCGTCTTTAAGCAATTTTCTCCGGATTTTATTGAGGATATGTTTAGTCATCATATCCTCAACTTCTTTTACCGTGGCATCTTCTTCGGGTTCTTGTATCTGAGGCTCAGGGGCGACTCCTTCTCCTCCCCCAGCCTGATCGGGAGAAGGCTCAGCAGCCTGATCTCCTTCAGCACCTGGCTGATCCAAACCCAAAGGAGCATCCGCTGTGTCTCCTGCTGGAGGAAAGTCAGTATCATCTCCTGGAGGATCGGCTTCCCCGCCGCCTTCACCGCCTTCACCGCCTGCTCCCTCTTCTGCTCCGCCTTCGCCGCCTTCTTCTTGAGCTTTAATCTCACGCATCAGCGTACTAGCTGCTTCTGATGCTGCTTTTAGCATCATTCCCGGCTGCGGCTGAAAAGAGGGTACAGCAATAGCTGTTTGGATTTTCTCAGCGACATCTTCACCTGGTTCCACAATATTCCTAAGCACAGCCCCGCCAAATGCTGGTTTTCTCACCCATGACGCATCCACGAACTTACAGCTATCTGGATCCTCGGCTCTTCCACAGAGCTCAGCAATAATCCT